TCTCTTGTCTACCCCGGCTTGGCGGACACGGCTCAAGTGCTCAAAGAGGAACAGCGTCAGTTGTATATTGGAATTCACAAGTTTCGCGAGTTCTACAAAATCGGTCTTGAAATACCGTTAACCGACGTAGACAGAATCGTTGAACAAGCCATCAAGATTGAAGTCCTTGAGGGAGTTCATGCGCCCTACGTCCACAACCAACTAAGGATGTTTCGTAACAAACGCGAGGTTCTAGACAGGGTTGCTGATGCTCGTCTATAACGACCTTAATGTTGTTTATTCGTCGGCAACGACGACTTATAACCAGACGTTTATTGTTTTCTCTAAGACGGCGTCTGGGTCGGGTTCTGGTTCCTCTTCTAACGCTCAGTTGGTTACGCGGAAGCGCACAGCATCGGCTTCGGGCACAGGAACACAAACCACCGTCTTTGTTCACAAGGTTTTCAAGACGGCGTCTGGTTCAGGATTAGGTTCGTCAAGTAACGCAATAGTTCATTCCATCTACCGAAACGCTCAAGGTGCAGGACAAGCCGCAACTGAAGGCACAGCAGTCGGACTCCACACCAGCCCACGAACAGCCAATGGCTCTGGCGCAGGTGCATCTTCGGCAGTCGGACTTCACAAAAGCCTACGGTCTGCATCTGGGTCTGGTTCAGGTTCTGGACAGGCGTCACCTCTTCGTAAAGTTCCACGCACCGCTACATCATCAGGTAACGGCGCTTCGTCGGCATCGTTAACCATCAGGCGCGCGCGTAGCGCTTCAGGTTCAGGAGTAGGGTCAGGAACAGCCAGCCGACGCATCTCGCCTTTAAGAAGCGCGTCAGGGCAGGGCGTAGGTGGCAGTTCAACTGCGTCTCGTAAAGCAACCTTCAAAACAGCGTCAGCGTCGGGGCAAGGGCAAGCCGAAGCAGACGTTTTGCATCACCACCATCGTCAGGCAACTGGCGCAGGGACTTCAACCTCAAACAACTCCATAGCCCACTTGGTGTACCGAACAGGGCAAGGTTCAGGGCAAGGCTCAACATCGGGTAATGCTGTCGGCAAGCACACCTCTATTCGCATGGCGTCAGGGGCAGGCAACAGTGCGTCCTCAATTGTCTACAAACATTCGGTGTTCAAAACTGCATCAGCGACTGGTGTTGGCACGTCGCTCACCGTGTTCAAGCACATCAACATTCGTAACGCAACTGGCTCGGGTGTTGGTTCATCATCTGCAGTCAAAAAGCGCACCATCTTACGAACCGCGACAGGCGCCGGTGTTGGGACTTCAACAACAACCAAACTCCACACCAACAAGCGAACAGCGTCGGGTTCGGGTTCAAGTTCATCGGCGACTTCAATTGCTCACAAGGTATACCGAAACGCACAGGGCGCAGGTCAAGCCGCAACTGAAGGTACAGCCGTTGGCAAAACCACTAGGTTCCGTACTGCAAGTGGGGTAGGCGTTGGTTCTGCCACTGCCGTTCGCCTTGTCAAATCAAAGCGCGGAAGCACAGGTGCAGGACTCGGAACTCAAATAATCGCCTTCAAGCGCAGGTTACCTCGCTCATCTGTTTCTGCTGGCACCGGCGCTGGCAACGGAGTCCGTATTGTTCGTAGCAAAAGAACAATGGTCGGTGCAGGAGTTGGCGCTTCAGCCAGCGAGGGTTTTCGGCGTCTAAATATATCCAGCAAGACAGCAACAACGTCATTATCTGGTGGCAACCGTTCTGTCAGCGTTAGTGGGGTTTCTACGGTGGTTTCAGCGTCGGGTTCTACAATCACAGTAGATGCTTCATAAAGTCGGAGAATTAAATGGCAGACGTAACAATCAAAAAGGGTGACAGACTTCCAGTTCTCGCACGCCAGTTCACTCTTGACGGTGAAGCAATTGACCTGACCGGCTCAACAGTCATTTTTGATATGTGGAACGCCTCAACAGGTACACAGGTCATCACGGCAGGGACAGGAACCATCACAGGCGCCGCCACAGGCGATGTTGAATACGCATGGACTTCAACTGACGCAACTTTGGTGGCTGGTCAATACCTCGGAGCGTTCACAGCGTCGTTCTCTGGTCGCACAATGACAGCGCCGAACAACGGCATGATTACCATAGAGATTTACGCTGATACAGCGTCCGACTGGTCGTATACAGGCAATCCAAGTGCGCGCCCTATTGACATGGTTCGTTTCTTGATTGGCGACACCGACTCCACAAACGCGCAATTGAACGACAATGAAATATCATCGTTACTAACTATCTCGGCGAACAATGCGAACACCGCCGCGGTTTACGCTTGTCGTTCGCTGGCAACTAAATACGCATCAAAGGCAGACTACTCACGCTCGGTTGGTGGACTTTCAATCTCTACGCAATATGGCGCGACGGCTGACCGCTACCTCAAACTGGCGGCAACGCTTGACGCGCAGAATGCAGAGCAAGACCCACCTATCCCAACGGTGTCTGCTGACGCTTTGGGTTCGTTTCACTTCTCAGTTGACATGGACAAGTTTCGGTGACGATTGAGTCCGTGTTTCTTGACCTGATGCCTTCAACGGTGACGTGGTACTCACAAACGACCCGTGACGCCTACGGTAAAGACACATGGTCTGGGACTGCCAATAAACAACGCTGTCGTATTGAAAAGAGCAAAGGGCTGACAAACACGGACGATGGGCAGTCTGTTGACGAAGATGGAACTGTTTATTTCTATGGCGTGAGCACTATCGGGATTAACGACAAACTGGTGTTGCCTGATGGAAGCACAAGAATTGTCCTGACCATAAACACCCATAATGACGGCGACGGTGCTTTTGTTACAGTGCTGACGTTCGGGAAGGCGTGACATGGCTACGATTAATGGAATTGAGAAGTTGCTCGGGGCTTTACGCAAAATGGAGCACGACACAGTCGGCGTTGTTGGGCGCGCGCTTTATGAAGAGGCGTTAGACGTTGCTCAAAAGGCTGACCTTCTTGTCCCTTACGACTCAGGTATGTTGGCGCGGTCACAGGTTGTGCATCACCCAAATCAGGCAGGCAACAAAGTATTCGTGGACATTACCTACGGTGGAGTTGCGACTCCGTACGCACAAGTTCAACATGAAAATCTCGCCTTTTTCCACCCCTCTAAAGCATCAGGGCTTCCACCAAACGGACGTCAAGCGAAATACCTAGAACAACCAGCGCGCGAAGCGTTGATTGGGTTGCAGTACCGACTTGGCATTCGCATTGAAGCAATCGCGAGAGGATTTATCTAATGCCTTTGTTAGACGCTCTTGGAGCAAAACTTGTCACCGACGGAGTTGGAACTTTGGCTACCGACATTTTCTTGTCGTACTTGCCTGACTCTCCCGATGTGGCAGTTGCCGTTTACGAGGACAGAGGAAATGGTGCTGACCAAGTGTTCGGAGCCAGCGTTGTTTCAATTGAGCGTCCGTCCATCCGTGTTGTTGCCCGAGCGTCCCGAGATGACTACCCAACTGCCCGAGCCAAGTTGCTGACCGTTCGCGCGAGCCTCGGGGCAATTCGTGATGTCACGATTTCAGGAGTCAATTTCATGTGTGTCATTGCGGACTCTGACCCATACCCGATGGGGCGCGATGAAAAGGAACGACCCATGTTTGGGCTTGACCTTCAGGCGTGGATTACGCCGTGAGCGTTGTTCGTTCCACAATCCTGCACCACATCGGGTCAGGTGAGCCTGACGAGCCACAGGTGGATTATCAAGCCATCCTTGATGGGCTGGACGCCGTTTCTAACGCTGTTGCCGAACTTCGCAAAATGGTGACCCAGAAAGTGACGCCCGTCACTACCGAGGACGGCAAATGCCTTCATCCGTCGCCTGACCGCCGTGAAGCAGGGACATTTTCCCAAATCCAGCCTTACTGTGGGCGTTGTGGCGAGTTCCTGTGAATACAAGCCCTTCAGACGCCCCTGACAGCCCCACACCCGACCCCTACGGGCGTTCGGGGCGTGCTGACGCCAAGCCTCGCTGTTGGCGCTGTAAGCGCCTGTTGGCTGAAATGGTGACCCGTCCGTGGTCAATTACCTGCACAAGGTGCAAAGCGCAAAACGTCAA